ACGTGCTTCCCTCAATAGGGGTTTACCTCCTGAGGGTGTTACTTTTGCTTCCGAGGATGAAGAATTACCCTCTAGGGTAATCCTTGTTCCCAAAACACTGAAGGCCCCGCGAGTAATCGCGGCTGAGCCTACTGCATTGCAATATATGCAGCAGGCTGTCGCCAAACCATTGGCGTCCCTACTTGAGAGTGACCACCTCATCGGTGGAATGGTCGGTTTTTCTGACCAATCTCTCAATCGTGACATGGCTCGGTCCGGTTCTTCATCCGGATCCCTGGCGACACTCGATATGAGTGAAGCTTCAGACCGTGTTTCAGTGTCGCAAGCACTCGCCCTAGTGAGCGCGCACCCGTGGGTACGGGACGCTTTCGTTGGGACTCGCTCTACTTGCGCACAGCTGCCTTCTGGCCGAGTTATTCCGATCAGAAAGTTTGCTGCGATGGGATCAGCCCTGTGTTTCCCGGTTGAGGCCATGTGTTTTCTCACATGTGTCTTTATCGGGATCGAGCGTATGCTCATTTCACAGGGTTCGGGTCGACACCTATCCGTGGCCGACATTCGTCGGTACCGCGGATCAGTGCGCGTCTACGGAGATGATATCATTGTCCCCGTAGACAGTGTCCCGTTCGTGATCGAGACATTCACCCTTATGGGGTGGAAGGTCAACGGTGCCAAGTCCTTCTGGACTGGGCACTTCAGGGAGAGTTGCGGTGGCGACTTCTTTGCCGGGGAAGATGTTACCCCAGTAAGAGTTCGTTCCCGCTTCCCTGAATCACGACAAGACTCCTCCGATTTGGTGAGCCTTGTGGCCCTCCGGAACCACTTGTATTTCCGTGGTTTTTGGAAGACCGCACGGTGGTTGGACCGGCGAGTGGAGAAGATCCTTCCCCATTATCCTCGCGTCGCTCCTACCTCTCCAATTCTAGGAAGGCACAGCTTCTTGGGTTATGAATCCCAGAAGTTGCATAAGGACTATCAGAGCCCCCTAGCCAGAGGGTTCTTCGTTAGTCCTCGTATTCCAGATTCTCGCGCAAGCGAGGCTGGAAGCCTTCTGAAGTGTCTTATTGCTCCCGGTAGGGATGATAAGCACTTGGAGAAGTCCGGACGTCCCCTAGTCGTCGACATTAAACTAGGGTGGAGGCAACCCTTCTAAGAAGGGTTGCACTGAGAGAGTATTGCAACCTACGTCATTCTTGACAGGAATGTGGTTCTGTCCAAGGGGGTCAACCCTCTTGCAGACCATTCCTCCTCGTTAAGAATGACAGCAACAATTCCGGGTATGAGACACACTTCTGCGTGTTCCATCTCGGCATTGAATGCATCTACACAAGCGACGTACCACTCATCGCCTTGAGGTCGTACCTTTGCGGTTTTCCGTGAAAGTGCTTCCCTTCTGGCGAGTGTTGTGTATGCGTCGTTGAAGTGTAGGTGCATCAGCGAGGTCTCTCTCTCAGTTGGCCCCCTGCGGGGTG